TGCCGAAATGGGCAAAGTTCTTTTTGAGGATGTTGAAAAAGGTTGGGAAGAACTTAAGGGAATGGGTGTTCAGGTTCCTGATATTGTCGCCGCTAAATGGCAACCTAACTTAGAGAAGTTGCGCCGTACCGAGGAAGCGGCTGCTTTCTTTAAGACTGTTAATGCTTTGAATAACTATTGGAAGCGGTATGTTACCGCTTCCGTTGGCTTCTTTGTTCGTAACGGTTTCTCTGGACAGTTCATGAACTATGCTGATGGTGTTCCATTAAGAGAAATGAATACGGGATTCAGATGGGCTGCCGCACAGTATGACACTAAGGGTAGGAGATTGGCTGGTAAGACCTATACCGATTGGATGGAGCGTGCTGGAATTGACATAACAAACCCTCAGGCTGTTGCTGAAGCCGAGTTTGTGCAACAAGTTGTTGCAGCAACTGGGCGTGGACAAAGCGATGACTTTGCTATACCTGTGTTTGGTTTGGAAGGTAAGCAGGGAAATAAGATTAAGGCTGCTAGCAACGCTTATCTAGGTTTCTTTAGCCGTAAGAATGACTTTGTGGAAAACTCTTTGCGTATTCCAATGGCGTTGGATTCGTTCCGTCAGGGTATGAACTTTGATGAGGCTGTTGCTCGTATTCGCCGTGTGCATTTTGATTACACAGACTTGTCCTCGCTAGATGAGTTTGCTAAAAAGTTTGTTCCGTTTTGGATTTGGACTAGCCGTAACATTCCTTTGCAGGTTTCGCAGATGGCTACTCGCCCTAAGGCTTATGTTCAGTATGAGCGTATTAAGGAAGAGTTCCCTGTTAACGAGGATTTGATGTTGCCTAGTTGGATTCAAAGGTCTGGTCCTTTGGGTGCTGGTATGGGGTCGGTGCTTACGCCCGACCTGCCAATGGTTCGTTTGGCACAAAACCTAAAAGACATTACTACGCCTAGTGGTTTGCTTGGACAGGCTACTCCGTTGTTGCGTGTGCCAGCAGAATTATGGCTGGGTAAACAGGTGGCGTTGGACATTCCATTTGGTGATAAGCGCACAGCACAGGGTGTTGAAACTGCTGTTGCTAAAGTACTGTACAGTCTTACTGGTACCGCTTACGCCGACTATGATGCTAATGGCAGGATAATGATTGACCCACGGGTTACTTATGTTATTGAGCAGGCATTGCCAACATTGGCTCAAGGTTTCCGTGTAACTGGCGGTAAGTTGGGTGGCAAAGAGTCACTTGAAGAGCGTTGGATTGGTAACATTCTAAACTGGTTTGGTGTTCCGTACCGTCAGATTGGTGAATCACAACAGCGTGGTGAAGCAATTAACCGACAGTTCAAACTTAAAGACCTTGAGAAACAACTTGAAGGAATCATTAAATCAAACAAGACTAAACCTTAATACTCTTCCCTTAAGGCTTTTTTAACCTGATTAATTATTTTAGTGTATTCAGCCCATGATGCTACTTGCGCTGATTTGATACCTAATGTTGCTTGCTTGTGTAGGTCAACTAGTTCTTTGGCTGCGAGTCGGCTAATGCCGAACTCCATAATGAAACCGTCCTCGTTGTCGGCTATCATTTCAGCAAAGATACCCGATAGTTCTGTTACATCATCGGGGTCAAAGTCCCAGTCACTCACGATTATCTTCTAGCCAACGAACAGACACGGCTACATCTTCTACACGCCTAATAGCGGTTTTGGGTGCACCAGCCTGTTTGAGTTCATGGTGTAGGTGTGTCAGTTGTTCGTTCAATATCACTAGGTTCAACTTCTTTGATTTGCTCATAAATGCTTTCTGCCAAATGTTCTATAGCCGAATCTATTGCTGGATATTCGTCTTGATTTGTTTCTCGTATTGAAACTATGATAGCCATAAGTGTTGCAATAATAAACTTTTGGTCCACATTGAACTCTACGCCTTCAAGAATGTAGGGTGTTCCTTTTTTCCCGTACATGTTAAACTCCTTTAAGTTGCAGTTGAAATGATTCTTCGTCAAGCATAATAGCAATCATAGCATAACCAACAATATCAACATAAGAGTCAATCAAGGATTCGTTCTTTGGTTTAGGTTGGTTCTCTAGGTTTTTGATGCGAGCAATCTTGTCGCACAAGCGGATACCAATTCCGATTACACCAAAGTTGTTGATGTTACCATGACCGTAATCGTGTTGCTTGGCGCACACGATATCCACAATGTTTGGCATCTCGGTACCCAAGTTGTTGCTAAGCCAATACAAGGCTTCTACACCTGCACGCTTGGCAACCATTGTTGCCAACTCTAGGTCGTCTGCGTTGTAGTCACCTGATTGTAGTCCTTTAATCCATCGTGACATAAAGGTTTCAATGGGGTCAAACTTGTTGCGGTCCGACAAAGTGTTCTTTGCATCTAGCATTATGGAATCATATGCGCCTTGTGCGGCTTGGTTAAAGTTTTTGTGATTATGTTTTCTAGTTGCGGATGTCATATTTTTTCTCCAACATTTCCATGAGTTGCGCATTACTGCGTAATGCGTTTTCTAGTTTTTCCATTGCTGATTTTGTTTTACGCCAAGCATGTGACTTGGCTCTGATACCTATGAGTTGTGCTGCTTCTTGAAATGTTTTTCTTTCATAGTAAATTAATTGTATCATCTGCTGGTCAATGTCGTCTAGCGTGGACAGAAGTTCACGGACTAGCGCAACCATTTCATCATCGTCCACAAGTGGGACGATAACTTGATTCGGCATCATTAACCATTCGGTGCTATCAGGGTCATACGACTTTACATCAGGTATGTCCTTGCCATCTGATAACGGATTAAAGTATGTTGGGTACTGTGTCATAAGCGGGGTTAATCATCAAGTCCATTACATCTTCGGGTTGCAGTAGGTATCCTCGGCTGGGGTTGCTACTGCGGTGTGCGAAGTTGTTATATTTTTTCGGGTTGAATCTGTCTTTGTTTGCTTTGAGGTACCGTTTAATGCGTTGAACATCCACAATAATGAACGACCCGTCAAGCGTGTAAACATAAACCCACCAGCGTGCCTTAGTGACTGCAAGCCCTGACGCTTTCCATTTAGGTTTACCTTCTTCATCAGTTTCCCTACGGGGGTTGTGTTCCATTTCAAGGACCATACGCCCGTTTCTATAACGGTCTGTTTTAACTTCAAACGCCCCTCCACTAAGGGTCTGTAGAAACTCTTCAACAAGTTTTTCTCCTTGCTTGCCATACCGTAAATCGGTGTGGAAGTCATATTGTTTTGGTCCAATGTCATAATCTGATTGCTTTACTCTTTTGTCGCTATCAATAGTTTTACTTGCTTGTCGTCCTGCCATGCTACTCCGTTCAGTCCGTCCATCAACAATTTGACATAGTTATCTAGGTCACCTCGCAATGTGGATTTTGTTAATGTTCCTTCTGATATTTCGCTGACAGTTACTTTGATTCCTTCTTTAGTGAACTGACACACTAAACTTACATCACCATCATAACATGGTCCTGTCCACGCTTCACGCACAATCGTTTCAGCGTCTATTGTTGTTTGCGGTGTAAAGACACGCCCACGGCGTGTCATTCTCGGACGACCCTTAGGTATAGGTTTCGTACTTATGGTTATTGTGTGGCTCACTGTTGAGCCTGTTGGATAAACATATGAAACGGTGCGCCAGTACCTGAGTCAAACTTCGCTGCGATAGTTAATGCCTTAAGCATTAACGGACGAACCGTTGCCACAGTAATCTTCTTTTTCTCCAACACAGCCTGCAATGCACCAAGCCCATAATGTGCACCAGAACCAATAGCATACAGATTACATGTGTCGGTTTCGGTACCGTAATCATTATCTATTTGGAACACAACACCATTAGCAACCACTAGGATTTCGTTAGCGGACTGGGCTGGCTGGTCATCGTATTGTGGTCTGCCTGCGCCATGTGTTTCTAAACATTCCTTATAAGATGGAACGAACTGTGAAACCATAAACTTTGTTAGTTTAGCACCAGCCACTTTGGGAGGTAACGCTGGTGGTGTAAACGCATGTTGAACAACATTAGCCCCCCGTGTATCACCTGCTACACCTATAAGGTATTTGCCTGTTGTGATTACTTTGGATTGGTTCATCCTACCGACACGATTATAGTCGTCTGTCCATTGTGTGTCGGAACCTATGCAAGCCCAACCGTCACCTTGTATTGCTAGAATTGTTGTCACGAATGTACCCTCACTACTAGTTTGTCTATTTCTAATTCCCCGTTGGGGCGAAGATGATACTTGCCCCAACGCTTATCGGCGGTGCGCACAATGGTCTTAGTCTGGGAGGGATTAAGACCTGAGCGCACACACTCGTGCCCAAGTTTGGCTAAGGTAGTTGAACGGTCCTTGCCAGCAAGCGGACCATCACGCCATATAACCTTACCTAATGGTGATAACAATTCCATAGCCTCAGGCAGCGTGGCATCATAATCATTGTAATCCATAACGGTTACTGGTGTGTCAGATGGTGGAACATACATGCTAGCAATTTGTTGTATGCGTTCCACTGGAACACGGTTATCTACAGCGTTACGCACGAAGTCCAATAGTTGCATTGGCACATGCTTGTCCTTGATTGTTGCCCTAAGAATTATGCGTTGCTTGTCAGTATGCAGGTCATCTATGTGGGCGTATGGCAACCGAACATAGTTGCCATACTGCCCATGCTTTAATGCTTTCTGTTTTGGATTAACCTCGGTAGTTGGAACCTCTGCCACCTGTGATGCCATCATAAGCATATGTCGCATGTCTGTAGCACGGACAAGGTTGGCAGCGAATACCCACACATGATAACCCTTGGAGCGTGACTTCTCTATCCAAGATACGATACCAGCCTCTAGCAATGCGTCATGTAGTTTGACGGCATTATCCAAGGCATCTGTTGTGTCAAAGTCCGAGCAACCCCAAGCAACATAATAGTCGCCAGCATGAGGAACCATAGGGTACACACCGATTGGTGCATCCGTGAAATGATTCTGAAATACATCTAAGGTTAATGGGGCTTTGACACAACGACCCTCGTCATGTCCGTAAACATCGCCACGACCACGAAACAAAGTTACGAAGTCTTTAAGCAAGAACTCTGGTATCATAATATCACCAATCTGCTAGTGCATCTACAAGGCTTGGTTGCTCACCAACCATTTCGGCTATCGTAGGAGGATTAGGGCGTTCATCCTTATAAGGTAGCACACCATCTTCCAACCTATGTAACCGTCCTGTCCCCGCTTCAATAGTGAAGTGCATATCATCCAACAGTTGTGACGCTGGACGCTTACACTTAACCAAGTTCACGGTCACAGTATCTTGGTGGATACGCAACTCGTACTGTAAGGATTCTATTTTCTCTATGATTCGTTCGGCGTTAGAGGCTCTGTCCAATTTCTCTTGCAAGTCACGGATATAACCCTCAATCTCAAAACGCTTACGGCGTACACCAATAATATGTGTTGCTTGTTGTTCACCACCAAACGCACCTGAACTAATCGTCATCTTCTTACCGTCAGCACCTGCTGTACGGGACGACTGGTGTAACACCAACATGGGTACATTATGTCGTTTACCAAACGCTTTGATGCTATTGGCTTTGGATGGTATGTCCTCGCCACCACCAGTAATCAAATCCAAGTAGTCCACAACGATTAGTTGTGGTTCACCAACGGCATCAGCATACTCAGATAATGCACGCTCCATATCTATAAGCGATACGGTTTGGTCAAACACCGCAAGGTTCGGAAAGAACTCTTGCGCTGTTTCTCTGAGTAGTGAAATGGATTTTTGGTCACCTAAAGTAATGTTAGACTCTAGCACATTGGCATCAATACCATGTGTAACACATGCCAACTTGATTAAGGTTAAGGTTCGTGGTTCATCGGGACAAAAGTAGATTACACGCTTGTCACGATTAGCCGCAAGGATTTGCAGTAATACCAAGGTCTTACCGCTATGTGAGTAACCGTTAATCAAACACATTTCCGATGGCGCAATGCCACGCATCTGTGAGTCAATCTCAGGAAACCCTAGATAGATTCGTTCGTGTGGTGTTTGCGCCCAATGCACATAATCATCGGCTGCTTTAACCAAAGGTACATAATAGTTGTATGAAGCCTTAGACGCAAGAGGCGGGGAGATAAGTTCTCCCCGCCCTGCTTTCGCCCAACGCTCCGTGTAATCAGGAGCCATTGTTATCCTATCGTTACTTGCGTGGTGCCCAGAAGGCTTTGTCACCCTGTACTGCCTTGAACCAAGGACGCTTAGGGTTAGCGGACAAACCATCACGGTTGTCCCACACTTCGGTAACCCCTACCTTAGCACACTCTGTGTGTAGCCATTCAGGGATTGGTCCGTGTTGCTGACCTTTAATGCGGACTTGAAATCCACCGCTAGTAGGAGCAGGCTGATACGCTGGTGCTGGTGCTGGTTGTGTTACCACGGTACCACCAAATGCTTCCATAATCATAGCCTCACCCTGTTCAGGTGTAACAATGTTCATGCCCATTGTGGTGAGCAGAGCGTCTGAAACAGCATCAAAGGCAATAGACCAATCCGTAATGGTTTGGCTAATGTCCTCATGCTTATTCGTCAAGTCGGCAGCAATCTTACCTGCGACCTGCAAAATAATGCTTTGGTCTTTTGATACGGCACTCATATCTTTCCTCCTATTGTTGTTGTTTGTATTACTAGATTAACATGTTACTGTCAATCATTCGTATTGAACGCACCTTTACAGATGCTCCAATACGAACACCATGAAGACGAGCATAGCGTACTGCTGTCATTCATAAACCATTCGCTGTCGGTACCCACTTTAAGACATGACCCAACTGCGCCACGAACAAAATACTTAAGCCAATCATAGTGACCTTGCGTTCGGGTGATACTGGCAATCTGAGACTTACTAGGACTGTTCCGAACCATAACACCATAATTAAAGTTTGTAACAGGTCCACTGGCTAGCCCCTCATATTGCGCCGCATAACCATAGACCGTAGGCTGGATAGCGGACTTCTGTTTGTCCTTGATGTAGTAAGCACGGGAAGATGTTTTCCAGTCCCATATAAGCCCGCTTGGCGTGATGTAATCCATCGTTCCCTCAAGCCACACAGCATAGTCCTGAACAGTAATACCCAAAGGAACCTTAAAATAATGTTCAACCTTGCCTCCTAATTCTACCTGCGGTAGAATGTCGTTGTAAAACGCCAATGACATAGCCTCAAGATATTCGGGAATCTTAGCCTCATCAATGTTAGTTTTCTTATAGTTCGTTGTCTCTAAAGTTTCATACTCGTTATTAACAACCTCTAACATACCATCAACATCAGGCGACCTACCATCCAACACCGACTCAATACCAGCATGAATAGCAGTACCAATAATAGTGGCATCACTACCAGTACGGAACTCTGGTCTAGTGATACCTAGTCTGGCTCTCTCTGGACAGATAGCCATGTCATTTAACCATGACTGTCTAACATAAACTATCTTATTAACATTATCTATTTTCATATATTCTCTTTTCTATTAGAAATGATACTAGATAGCATGGACAGTGGTTGAGGTACCCTAGTACCGAAACCCTCTAGGTTTATTATACATCCTCCTTGTCAATCACTTCTGTCCTTGCTATCTTTACTGCTCTAAATAGTTTCTTGTAGTAAAGCATAGTGTTTACACCAGTACCATAGTCTCTACCAATCTTAGCAAAGTTAGGCTTATCTGTCAAACAAGCATAACTAAATGAACGAAACTCCGATTCGTTCATTATAGTTTTGTTCTTGTTTACAGATACAGCCGTCTGGAAATCTGAAATGCTGATACCAAGTTTGAGTATAATGTCAGCCACCTCTACTGTTGGGAACTGTTTGCTATAGTCCAGTACAGAGTTCCTTATGTGCTGCCATTTCTCTAGGTTAGTCCTAAGACCATCTAGTTCTAATGGCGGAATTGTGTCAAACGATTCCGCCATGAAACCATTAGTGGAACGGAATAGGTCATAGCATTGTAGTAGTTTGTCAAAGTAGTTGAGCATTGTGTCTGTTGTCCACACATGACCATCTCCTTGTGTGTAACCCATGATTTCACATATTCGTTCACCTTGCCACATGCCATAAACAGCATCAACTTTAATGAATGTGTCAGTCATTAGCACTTACCTCCTGAATGTCGTATTCGTTTAATACATAATCCTCAACCCATAGTTCTCGGTTGTTGATTGCTTCATCTAGTCGTTCGTAAAGTTTATCTATTGCTTGCTCCTCGTCATATGCTGTGACGGTTAGGTTTACGCTGAATGTTCCTTGGAATACTTTCCGTTTCATTACGCTTCCTCCTCAGTAAATAAAGAATCCCAACACTCAGGATGGAATCCCGTTTTCATTAACTCTCTATCTCCTAGTGACATGTCAGGAAACGCTTGCTGGATAAGGATTTCCGCAGATGACCACCTTTCGTAAGCGATTTCATCTACGAACATAATCGTAGTAGCACCACATACGGGACACATTGGTGTCTGTATAGATTTCATATCACCCTCCCTGCTTCTTTAGATAGTCGTAGATTTCATCAACTAATTGTGTTGTTGCACCAAGAGTCATTTCTTCCTCAATCATTTCGTAAATACGAGCGAACTCGTTATTAACATAATCCATTGATTCCTGATTGCCCTCAACTCCAGACTCTAGGTGTTGTAGCAATTTTGTTACCTCATCCTCGGTCATCATATCCTTGTTGAAAGCATATTCCAACATCGCTTGAACCATCTTAGATTCATTATAGGTTTCGGCAACTTTGTCAATGAACTTGGTTTGCATGTAAGTAATGAACTCGTCAGGTAAATCATGGTTGTCACCATCATACTCGTAATCGTTACTCAAACCATTAACGACAACCACTGGACCACGAATCTCCTGCATAAACAGGGCACTAGCAATCCAATTCATTTCCATGTCAAGTATAAGCCCCTCATCATGGACATAACCAACAGCAACAATGTCTTTGGATACTTGTTTGCGAACCGCATCAATCGTACCACCAACATAATGCTGAATGTTTTCTAGTTCTCCTACTTGTATGCGCTCCACCTTAGCACCAACGCCACTGTGAATCAATAACCCATGTACTGCACTCATGTTAAGCCTCCACGCTCATAAACTCAGGATGAAACTCGCCACTAGCATCAACAATAGACATGAAATCCACCTTGATACCAGCATCTTCTAACGCTTGAATAATACTTTCATCTATCTCGGCACCATCATAGGTGACGACTAACCGCACTTCATATTCCATCATATTCTCCCATATGTTGTTGTTGTTATTGTTATCCTTAGCGGAGGCTGGAGTTTTATCGTCCAGCCCCCGCCCCACTATATCAGCGTAGGCACTGTTGTGCATTATAGCAGGTCCAACCCTTTAACGGTGGACATGATATAAGCAACACCATCAGCAACAGGGTCACCTGTTGCGTTCTGAATCCTATCTATTGAAACATCAGCCTCAATACGCTTCGCTTGTGTAAGGTCATGTGGACGACCATACCCTGCACCAATCTGTGCACATTTCTTTGCAGGTGCCCAACCAGTCTGCTCCAAGATACTGAAACCAACACGGCGTAGCATGGACGGATGAGCCATAGCGAACATAAGGTTGTTCACATCAAGGCGTTCCTCGGATGAGTGCAACTTGATTAGTTGTGAGTGCTTCTTGTTCTCATACTCGGTGGCACTTTCCAGCCACACCTCAACACCCACACCCAACTTGTTCAACACATCCACCAACGCTACCGCTAAAGCACCACGCTGTTGAATCGCTTCGGCACTAACAGCGCAACTAGCAGCACCATTAACGAGAACCTTAACAACACGACCCATCCGACCAGCAGGAACCACATCATACTCCAACATACATTCAGGGTCACCCATAAGGAATCGGTCAATGTCCACGCTGTCGCCACCATAATCGTAGCGCATCTCAAACACATCACCAATCGCCATGTTAATCTGTTCCTCCATGCGTGAGAACATAGCCTCCACCTTAGGACGAATCTCCTGCCAACCATCAAAGCCCATCTGCACTGCTGTGTCTAGGTCAGGCGAACCATACCAATCTTTCTCAGACCTAGTATCGGATGAACGCCTGTTGGTGTTGCTTTTTGCATATGTGAGAGCCTCGCCTAACGAGGCGAACTCATCAATCCACACATTATCTACTGTATGTACTTTCATGTTACTTTCCTCCGTTAATCATAGTGTAAGCCGTGCGACCCACCCAAGTGTGACATAAGCGGTGTCCCGATAAGCGACACAGCATATCTAGTGAATAACCAATTAGCAACTTCATAAATCCTCCTCTTTGACGAGCATGCCCACCCACGCTGGGAGAATGGGTGGGCACACACAAGCCATTATAGTGTAGCACCACCCGATGGGATAGTAACACCCTCCATCACCTTAGCAAATTGCTCAGGCTTAAGCCCACTAGCAAAGGTCATTGGCACACACTCTTGGAATGTGAACCCAGTGTTAAGCAACCGTGCACCATGATAAGAGTCTCGTGGTGACACGATAACCTTAAGACCATGAGCAGAGACATTGATTCGTGCCCTACGCACAATCTCCAACCATGACCTACCAGCATCAGCGTCCACACTAAGGTCACCAACGATACCAGCCTCCATAATCTCATCAATCTGCATATCCATCTTGACGAAACGATTCAGCGTGGAACCATCAATCACCTGACGACCCACATACTCGGCGGTAGCACCATTACCATATGTGTTAGCAGAGGCAATCGCCACGAACTTCTCGTGACGCTTGACCTTACCATCAGGGAACATCATCCAACCGTTGGACAACGCACTGTTCAGTGTTAGCAGGATATTAGGATTAGCGGCATCAATCTCATCCAGCAGGTACACTCCGCCATGCTCAAAGCGTTGGCGGAACTCCACTGATTGATACAACCCGTGACCATCCTTATAGCCCTTGATTTCCGACTTGGACGACTGTGAACAGAACGACTCAGGACTATACTCCAATCCAAGTGCCTGTGCAATCTGTTCTGCCATCATCGTCTTACCAACACCAGCAGTGCCAGTAATCCACGGTGACAACCCAGCGTTCACAACCTTGAGCACTTTCGGGAACAAGTAATGTGTACGACCCTCAACCTTACGGGTTTCACCATTGAGATTAACCTGTACCACTTCAGGCTTGGACTCACGAACCACCCTAGTGAGATGGTCAATCTGTGCCTTGACAGCAATCGCATGATTACTAATCGCTTCGGCAACAATACCATTGACCACCTCCTTGTCCACGCCATTCTCGGTGTAAGCGGACATAGCCTCGGTGATAACATTACGCAACGCATCCTCCACACCCGATGGTGTAGCACGGACAGGTTGAGTGTTACCAATAATCGGCTTCGGACTAGGTTGTGTCACCACAGGTGACGGAACCGCAGGACGAGAACCAGCACCTAACACAATGTCGGTACGGTCAGCCATAAGATTCTGAGTCAGCATACGCAACTCATACTGTGTATAGGACAACGGTGACTTGCCAACGAACTTGTGCCCAAGCAAGCCTGCCACCTTGATAAGAGTGTTACGGTCAAGCGAACGAACATCTCTCGTGTGTTCCCCACCATTCTCACTCCACTTAACTATCGCTTCTTTCGTGGCACAATTAATGCTCACGATTATATCTGCTTTCCCAGCCATTATTGTTTCCTCCTGCCTTTCGGCACTATAACGACTTGGCGGAATTGCCAAGCCGAAACCTTATCTTTGACACGCACACCCACCCACATGTGCATCATTCGCTCTCCATGCGAACCAAACAATCCATAATCTCCCAACCAACCTCAATGCTACGGTCACGCAAACTATCGCCTATACGCATAAGCATAACATGACATTCGTCATCAGTCAAATCGGGATACAACATTTGCACATCTTCCCACACCCACCTAATGACAACACCCTCCTCCTCAGGCTCCACTTGTGGGCGACTCGCCCACTTCATAAGCCCCAATAGACCAAACACTAACACAGCGAACACTATGCCAGCAACCTCATAAGCATCTAGCGTAATCATACATTCTCCTCCACCATATAACAATCCGCACCTCTAACCGCTAGTAGAACAAACCCGCTAGCGTCCTGCTCATACACTAGCATCATCGCATTATCAAACCGTTCATCAGCATCACGGACAATCCAATGACCCTTACGACCTTTGATATACACGATGTCACCATAACCAAACTTCGGTCTATCACTCATTGCGCACCCACCTTTCCTAGTTCTGTTTCTATAATCCCGTTAGGAAAACGATTCCACACGGAAAACCCTAGCACTGCTGCACAGGTCACACAATAGCAACCAGCCCAACCACCAGCAATCCTATCGCCAGCATACACTGTCGCACGATTACCACAATTCTGTTCACACTGCACCAACTCCATCACACCACCTCCAAATCTTCGTACCTAGCGTCCAACATAATCATCGCCTTCTCATTAGGCACAAGCCCGATAGTATGATTCTCGTGTTCACGACCCTCATCATCGCACCAATACCCTACGGCAAAATCCCTAATAATCCACACCTCACCCTTACGCTTACCTTGCGTAAAGCGAACCTTATCTCCTGCTTTCATTACTTACGCACCTTTCCGCAAGCGTTACGAAAACGCTGCAAATTGAACTTCGGATTATCTTCCTCAAACAACAACTCCAACGAACGAATCATAACCTCGCCCGCTTCAGCATGAAGAATCTCACCAATACTAACACTCTCCGACACATCAGCGATAATCTCCGCAATCGCCTCATAATGCCTATGGGAAAACGCACTCATTAGTAACCTGCCTTTCGCAATGCTTCCGCAATCGCTTGTCCATGAGACAGACCATTATACTGCCTCTCCATCACATACTCCACCGCAAACTCACGACTCCACGAAAACTTGACCATCACATAAGCAATCAAGCCCTCACGGGTAAATGTATCCTCAACAACCATCACTTACCTACCTTTCGCATAGCAACCCGTTGTGGCTTGCAACCACAAGCCACCTCCACCACTTTGACGAACACTTCCGTCCGCTTACTGCACGATGGGCACTCATAAGTGCCCTTCGGGCTTAACTTGCGTTCCATTACTGCATTACTCATACACGCCTCCCAGCGTAGTCAAACTGGACTCATCAGCACGGACAACATCCGTGGACGGGAGTGGGGAACTCCCGTTTCGTCCTTGCTACTTGCCCGACACCTTCGTGTAGGTGTAGAACAATGTTGGGTTCTGCTCATCCGACTCCACGATGGACGATGCAATCAACGCTTGGATGATGACCTTCTGCTCGGTTCCGTCCACCTTGCGAACATCAACAACCGTGCCAGTCTCCAACACTTCGCTTGCGTTATCAAACGCAACCGTCCACCACTTGTCGCACTTTGCGTAACGACCCATTACAATTACTGCTAATTTCTTGCGTGCCATGATGTCCTCCCAGACTAATCGGCATAACTCGTGGCTGTCCGTTCACGGACATCTAATGTCGCAACACCATGTCGCAACCACCACACTTTCCCTCTTTGACGCTCACACCCACCCACTTGAGTGTGTGTGAACACCATGTCGCTCGGCAACACCGAACGACACAATCCCTCTTTGACGCACACGCCCTCACCCACACACTAACATGTGTGAATGAATGTGTGTTCATCGCTGAACCGTTGCAATTCCTTCTTTGACGCTCACGCCCGCCCCCGTATATAGTTTGGATACAAAACAGTCCGCTCCGCAATGACCCGCCCGCCTGCATGTGAGAGCAAAAAAGTTGGGGTTAAGGTGCGTTCGGGTCCGCCTGCGCAATGATTGCAACGGTTTCCAGTCCCAATGCGGACGGGGGGGCGTATGGGGGGGGCTACGGCTCGCTCTGTCTGGTACTCTATGACGATAGAGCCAGAGGGCAGTTTTGGGATTGGGGTGTTATATGGCTTGTCCATGCTATGACTTTGGTCACATGGGGTGGGGGTCTAATGGGTTGGGACCCTTATTTTATATAGTGTTGTATATAACAAAAACCACCCCCGTAGGGGTGGTTTGTTACAGTAATGTTACGGTAATGTTACATTAAGGTTACAGAATTATGAGCCTTTAACCCACTTCTGATTACGAGGTTGAGCAGTCTTTGATGGTGACCATTTTACTTTGTCAGCCCAATAGGCTGCGGACAAAGGTCCCTTGGAGATATTTGATGCGTGACGGGATTTAAACGCTTTGCGTTGTCCAGCAGTCTGATTAGTTTTAACACCCTGCTGACCAAACCTAATGGTTTTAACTGTGCCACCACTACGGGCTACAACGATGTGTGACTTGGTTGGATGGCTGGGTGTGCGCTTGGGTTTGTTGTATCCTGAGACTCCTGCTCGTGCTAGCCGTGAGTCACGCTTAACTGTTGCCATTATGCTGTCCTTGCTTTTTTCCCAGCCTTTTTGGCGGCTGGAGTATTAGCAACAAACTGTTGACCCTTCTTAGAGCCAGCGACTTTCTTTTTATTTGTTGCGGCTTTTTGTGCTGGTGAAAGTTTTTCCCATGCCTTCTTCGGAAGGTATCTTGTTGTACCAGTGCTTCTACTAGCAGGTTTTCCATCTGATGTTGTCCACTTCTCTGAGGTCCATTTACTCAGGTTGGACTGAGCCTTAGTTTTTGTACCAGTGTAACCACCACCAGCCTTCTCGTAGCGTTGCGCTACAAGTTGTGCTTTGCGGGCTGACCATTGTCCAGCCTTGCCACCAGATGTCCCAGCCTTAACGGCTGACACAATCCGCTTCCTCAGTTCAGGTTTAGTGTAACCCATAACTATTTTTTTGGCTTCGGCTTACGCTTAGCCAACAACCTAAGTAATACTCGGTCTTGGTCACTTACGGTCATACTCATCCCATTCATAGTCAATACTATCCAAAGCATTAAACACTGCCCTAACAAACAAGGCTATTCCCCCGAAGGTTAAAAACGCTGTCCCTACAATAACAACCAATGTTCTCATTACCCATCCCTTTTGTCCACGCTAAACATGGTTCTTGTATATTATATTTTATAATAGATTATCTCAGTTAACGCCCCACTACACTGGCGTTTGTGGGACGAAACCAACAGGTTGAGTCCCCCCTGTTACCCCCCATACTAAAAACCTGCTGTTCCCTATACAAGTTCAATACAAGTTTACAGAAAACCTAATACCAGTATGAAGCAACCTAAAGTTGTAACATAACTGTAACAAAACTTTAACACAACTGTAACATACTAGGGAACATGCGGTGTTCTATAGAATGTCAGAAAACACTGAACTCACCTTAGATGCTAGGCAAGAAAAGTTTTTAAACTGGCTGTGCACACCTGCTAACGGCAGGGTGCCATCCAGCCAAAACCAATATGCCAAAACAGAAGGCGTGGACGAAACCACACTTAGACGATGGAAAAAGAAACCAGCGTTCAAACAAGAGTGGGAACGCCGTGTTAATGAACTTCAACAGTCACCCGAAAGAACACAAACACTGCTGGACAATCTATTCCAGCGTGCTCTTGAGGGGGATAATAATTCGGCTAAACTGTATCTACAGGCTACTGGTCGTTTGGCTCCAGTTCAACTTCAGGTTGAGCATAGTGGTAAAGCCAGCGAGTTGTCTGATATTGAGTTGGCTGAGTTGATTGCGGCTAATGCTGCTTCTGAGCAGCGTTTCCGTTTGGAAACTAAAACGGTAAAGGTGTCTGATGGCAACAACTAATGATGCAATGTTTGAGGCTTTGGCTGGGTCTTACCCTTCTACGGGTCAAACTTTGGGTGACTTGTTGTATGCGTTTTGGTCTGAGAAGGGTTTAGAGTATCGTGGGTCGTTGGCATACCAGTTCTTTAAAGATGAGGGTGCCACGGGTGATACTTTAGGGGATTTGGCAAACGATTACTTTGTGCGGGTTTATCCATTAGAGTTTGATAGACTCAATTTTGATATTGATGACCCTGATGAGTGGTTGGAGTTACAGGTTTTTGACCGTTGGGATACGGTTGAGCAAGAAATATTCAGTTTAGTTTGGTAAAGGAACAGGAATCTATAGTATATGGCAACATTTAGCAAAACAATTCTCAGTGGTTCAACAGATGGTAAGGGCATTAAAGTTGCTGCTACCGCTACTGCTGGTACCACTATTCACACTGGTTCAAGCACGGCAACAACTTTGGATGAAATCTGGTTGTATGCTGTAAACACTTCGGCAACAGCAGTTAAGTTGACGATTGAATGGGGTGGTGTTGCTTCACCAGATGACCATATTGAATATACGGTTCCTGCCGAAAACGGTTTGTATTTGGTTGTGGCTGGAAATTTAATCAAGGGTAACGCAACCCCTTTGGTGGTTCGTGCGTTTGCTGCGACAACGAATGTTATCGTAGTGCATGGGTATGTAAACCGCATCACAGCGTAACGAGGTCATAGTGCCTAGTTTTTTAAAAAATACAGCAGGTGGTAAAGCCATTAGTGGCGGAGCCTTGCAACCTAGAGGTCGCCGTGGTAACACGGCTCAGATTGCTTCGTATTGGGCTGGTGGTGTAGAGGAACTGGGTTCGTATGAATCTATTGCTACTACGGTTGTTGGTTCTGGTGGTACAACGACAATAAGTTTTGCTTCTATTCCTAGCACATATAAGCATTTGCAGATTCGTGTTACTGGTCGTAGTACTGGTGCATACACTTATTCAAGTTTGTATATAAGACCAAACTCCGACTCGGCAAGCAACCATTATTCATATCATGCTTTATATGGTGATGGTAGCAGTACTGCTTCTAGTGGTCGTGGAACTTCTGGTGGAGATACTGCGTGGGTTGCGCAAAATATTTCTGGTGACACAGCAACAGCAAATAACTTTGGTGCTGTAATTGTTGATATTTTAGATTATGCCAATACAAACAAACTTAAAGTTATGAGGTCGTTTGGTGGTTATGATAATAACGGTTCAGGAACACCTATCGGAACAGTAAACCTTAACTCTGGAACCTATTTTGGTTCTACTGGTTCTTCAACAGAAGCAATAACTTCTATTACTCTTTTGACTGATGGAAACTTTAAGGAATACACCCATGCTGCTTTGTACGGGATTAAGGGGTAGTTATGCCAGCAACTTATGAACCAATCAGCACACAAACATTAGGTACTGCCGTACCGACTGTTACTTTTTCAAGCATCCCTGCAAACTATACCGATTTAGTTTTGGTAATTGGTTACGGTGTTCATTCTTCTGGTGGAGAACTTGTACGCATGAGGTTTAACGGCGATACTGCAACAAACTATTCCAATACTCGTATTGCTAATGGTGGAGGTGGGTTCGGTTCATTCCGTGACAGCAACTCGTCGGTGATGGAAATTGGTGTTATTTATACAACCTCTGACCCATTAACCCTTATTTTGAATATCTTTAATTACTCTAACTCAACAACAAGCAAAACAGCACTTAGTCGTTCAAACACCACACAAAACATCACCTCTACGGTTGGTTTGTGGCGTGCAACACCACAGGCTATAACTAGCATTGACCTTCTTCTTACTGGTGGGAACTTTGCTATTGGTTCAACATTTACACTTTACGGAATTAAGGCTGCATAATGGCTAACACTTATACGCTTATTCAAACGGTGACGGTTGGTTCTGGTGGTGCAGCCAGTATTGATTTCTCCTTAATCCCCCAAACCTACACAGATTTGGTGCTAGTCACATCGGCTAGGTCAACATCTACTGGGTTGGGTCTTATAGTTAAGTTTAACGGCTCTTCCACCAACTACACAGGTAGATACATAGAAGGTAATGGGGCTTCTGCGTCAATTGGAACATTGTCAATAAATCAAGCAGGCAACTCTGTTTCGTCGGCTTACACAGCAAACGTCTTTGCGAACAACTCTTTATATATTCCAAATTACACAGGCTCAACATTCAAATCCAGTTCGTCTGATGCTGCAACAGAAAACAATGCCACAACTAGTTATTTGGATTTCTACGCAAACCTTTGGTCTGATACCCCTGCTATTACTAGTATTGCATTGACGGCAAGCGTAGGAAACTTTGCAGAATACTCGTCAGCGTCTTTATACGGAATCAAAAACAGTTAGGAAAAACTATGACAACAAAACTAGTGGTAAATTGCTCAACAGGTGTAACAACCGAAGTTGAATTGACAGCAGAGGAAATCGCACAGCGTGAGGTTGATGCTGCTGCTTGGGCTGCTGAACAGGCACAGCGTGAAGCAGAGGCATCAGCAAAGGCTGCGGCTAAAGCGTCAGCAGAAAGCAAACTTGCAGCGTTGGGTTTGACTTCTGAAGAAGTTGCAGCACTAATCTCCTGATATATCGCTAGGGAACAAAAACCCTATAGTATGGAAAAGATTAAAGCCTTCGTTTATAACAACCCTGTCCGTGTGGCAGCGTTTGTTTCTGCTACTGTTGCTTTAATAGCATCCTTTTTGGTACCAGATGTACCAAGTGAAACTGTTGTTGTTTTTGTTTTGTCCGCATTGGGATTGGGCGAATACGCCCAACGAGCAGAGAACCGCAAAACCGATGAAGCGTTGTTCAGCGAAATCCCTAAAGAGGACGACCTAGTTTGAAATACACTGGTGTATCCGATGGGATAGCCAAGGGTAAACGCAAAGGCACAGAAGCCTTTGTGAAACATGTTGCACTACTATCCAAGGGTAATCTTTGGAATAATGGGACTTGGGGTGTTCGCCCAATTAAAGGAAAACCGCAATACCTTAGTGTTCACTCAACGGGTAGGGCTATGGATTTGAGTTGGCGTGGTAAGTCCCGTCAAGAAGCCAATAAGGTTATTGAAATGATTGTCGCCAATGCTGACGCATTGGGCGTAGAAATGGTGTTGGATTATTTCCCTAAGCCTTATGGTAGGGGTTATAAGTGTACTCGTAAGGGTTGGAGTTCTTATAGTAAGGCAACCCTTGGGGGTGCTCCTAATGGTGATTGGTACCACCTAGAATTAAGTCCAGAGTTTGCAGATGACCCGAAGAAGGTCCACGAAGCGTTTAAGGCTTTGTTCAAGTAATATCCCCAATCAATGACTACGGTCATTTAGGATGGTAATATGAAGAAGATAATTATGTTGGCTATTGCCATATGTTTGTTGGCTTCACCTTCTGTTGTCCACGCTAAGAAGTATCCTACTATTAAATGTTGGAACCATTATAATATTATAGAGATGGTTTCTGATAGCAAGGACATGATGTACGAGGTGGATTATATTATGTGGCGTGAATCACGATGCAACGCATCGGTGATTAACCGTAATGACCCGATGGGTGGGTCTATTGGGTTGTTCCAGATTAACAAGTTTTGGTGCAAACCAAACAAGTACACTAAGCAGGGTTTCCTTCAGGATGCTGGTGTGTTAACAAAATGTAAAGATTTATATAATCCTGTTATTAGTGGTAGGGCTATGATGGCTATTTATGATTATGCTGATAACCGCTACGGTGATGGATGGGGTCCTTGGGGCGGAGAACCGAAATGGAATTAAGAGACTTACTTAACGAACAAGAGTTCCGTAAATGTCGTG